GGAATGGCGTTCTAAGTGAGCACTTTTATAAAGACTGTATGAAGATAGCATTGTTCTTGCATCAGCCTAAATGCTCAGTAGAGTCCGGCAACGGCATTCTCCAAGCACTACAACCATATCATTCGTTTAAAATATTCACACGCTGGTCTCTTGATGCTGACTTCTTCAACGACGTTGACATGATAGCCGTGCCTGGAGGTATTGGGGATGCATCATCCTTTGAATACCTGTTACGTGAAAACGGATCTCGTGTTCGTGAGTTTGTTGATCGCGGCGGTCGATATCTTGGAATATGCATGGGCGCCTATTGGGCAGGCAGCGAGTACTTTAACATACTCAAAGATGTAGATGCTGTGCAGTACATCACTCGTCCTGGAACAGATACACGTAGACCGCATGCCAAAGCCCTGCCTGTTATATGGCAAGGACAACAAGAGCGTATGTTCTTCTATGATGGTTGTGCTTTGATAGGGGATAGCACCAAGTTTAAAACTGTAGCTACCTATGCCAATGGCGATGCCATGGCCATCATTCAAGACAGAATTGGCCTAATAGGTTGCCACCCAGAAAGCCAACCTAGTTGGTACAATGAATACTACAGTTGGATGAAGCCACACTATCACGGTGGCCGACATCACGAACTGCTGTTGGACTTTGTCAGCGACCTAGGATAATACCGTAGATCTCTTTCCAGTCCTTGACTATGGGATAGTCGCAAACATGATGCATGTTGTGTCCGTGTTCAATAAGAATACTTTTTAATCCCAAGGCATGTCCAACATCTGCGTTTGCAGGCTTGTCCTCGATCCAATACATGCCGCTGTCTTTGTACGGAGCCAACGCTGAATCTTTGTCTGCACCAGTGTCTAAACATATCACTGTTTCAATAGCATTACCAAACAGTTTACGTAGGTTCTTTTCTCTAAGCTTCTGGGCGTTCTTGTCTAGGCTTAGACTGGTGATCACCCGGAATTGATAACCGTGTTTTTCGTGCAGTCTTTTAACATAGTGAGCTGAATCACGTAGAGCAGGAAGGAATCCAATGGCTGCTGATTCGTTGAAAGTCTTGATGACTTTCTTCGAATCTTTTTCTTCTAGCTCGTTGTAGTGGTGATGAAGATAATAACTTTTCTTATTATCAGCTGTTAAGGTATAACCGCGTTCTTGCATCCAAACTGAGAATGCCCATTCCCAATCTAGTAGAACACCGTCTGCGTCTGTGAGTATAAGTTTTTGTTTCATAGCATATTATAGCATTATTTTGGACTGATGTCAACCGACTAAGTAAAAGATGAACATAATAATCTATACCCTAGTGATGGTACAAATCACTATAGCCTGTGTAACCCTTTACCTACACAGAAGCCAAACACATAGAGCTGTGCAATTTCACCCTGCAGTTAACCACGTTATGCGAGCCTGGCTTTGGCTGACCACAGGCATGGTTACTCGCCAATGGGTGGCCATACACCGCAAGCATCATCAACGTTCGGACCAAGAGGGCGACCCACATAGCCCACAGATATACGGCATATGGCGTGTGCTGTTCGGAGGAGCATTCCTATATCATTCAGCCAGCAAAGACACCGCCATGATAGACTCCTTGAGCAAGGACTGCCCTAATGATTGGATTGAACGCAACCTTTACTCCGCACACAGTCGCTCAGGTATTCTTTTAATGCTGGTCATAGACTGCTTGCTCTTTGGACCGTGGGGACTGGTAGTGTGGGGTATTCAAATGATATGGATTCCATTCTGGGCAGCTGGTGTGGTCAACGGTGTTAGCCATTGGTGGGGTTATCGCAACACTGATACCAAAGACACAAGCCGTAATATCATTCCGTGGGCTGTATGGATCGGTGGCGAAGAACTACACAACAATCATCATGCTGATGGTGCCAATGCCAAGTTCAGCCAGCGTTGGTATGAGTTTGATCTAGGTTGGATGTACATCTGCATCTTGCGGTTCTTTAGATTAGCAACAGTTAGATAAAGAAAAAGCACCCGAAGGTGCTTTTCTTTTACCACTATGTAATACTCTATGAGCGTAAATTATTTCTTCACGCCGCTGTTAACAAATGAATACATTTTTTCGGCGGTTTCTAGTACTTTATCTAAACCTGGAAACTCTGGCATACCAACTGTGGTAATCAACTTGCCTGTAACTGGATCTTTGGCAGTTGACATTTCCCAACCGTTGAACTTGGCATAGAAGTCATCTTGTACTAGGCTTTTGGCCATGCCCAAGATGTCTGTGCGGATTTCGTAGCCGTTCTTGTTGAATTTAACTTCTGGTGCTTTTGGTGTTTCGAATACGTTTGACATAATAATCTCCTGTGTGTAATGTCTGTGTCTAACAGCTACTTCTTTTTCGCTGTTAGTTTATTATATATGCTTAACAAGAAAAAAACAACTATTTTCTGATTCTGTTTATCCGTTCACGGATGATCTCGATCACGGGTTCTGCCAACACCACTTCATAGTGGTTATAGTCAACATCAATCAGTTCCATATCTGCATGGTGCCGCTGGCTTTGAATGCTAACCACGCCGTCGTTGGCCACAACTATGAAAGGACTGCGACCCTGTACAGTGACCACGTTGCACCAAGGATGCTGCACTTTGATCTTGGCTGCTTCCCGCATGGCCCAGCTGCTGGGCCCAATATCACGCATGAGCCTACTGAATGGTAAAAAGTATTGAGCATAATCTGCTACTTCTGCTCCACCATATGGAGTACTCAGTGTAACAGCACCCAATACCTGTTTGGGCATGATGTTAGCTAAATGCAAGCTATATATGCCACCCAAACTATGTGCTACAAATGCAATATTATCAACGTCTTCCAACTGCATTTGCATCAATTTTAGATTGTTTTCAAAGCCATTACGACTATCATAGTCGATATCTATGCCACTACCTAATTTAATCCTAATATAGTTGAAGCTTTCGCTGGTGGCATTGGCACCGTGTATATAAACTAAGTTCATAGTGTATATATCTTGCGATGCAACAACTTACTTGGTCATCAAGGCTTTGGCTTCTTCGTATCGGCCCACGCGAGCCAATGCACATGCCGCTCTAGTTTGCCCAATTGATAGGCAAATGTCGTATATGGTGTTTAAGAAGTTTTTCATAGATAAGTTTCCTTTTTGTAGTTGAATTGACTGATATAGTTTTCCAACTGCGCGGCATCGGTAATGCCTTTGTCTGCTAGATACGCATCTAGACTTGATTGATAGCTGCTACCTGGGAACATTTCACTCAAACGTTCTAGGATAGACTGCATCTTTTCTGATAGGTATTTCATTTTATTCCCTCTGTATGTGTGTAGAACTCAGTGTTCCTACTCAGTATTTACCATGAGAAGTGTTACAACTTGATTAAATAGAACAAACAGTGTATAATATCAAATGATGTGTAGAGGGTAAATACTAGACTAGGAAAGGCACATGAAACTAAAAACAAGATCAATCCTGCAGGAATTAAATGAACTGGCAGAAATCCGTAACAAGGATGAACTGTTTGAGAGTCGTGCCACTAACATCATCAATTCAGCTATTAATCTGCTGGAAACGTTAAAAAAACACTATACAGCAGAACAAGCGGATGAACTAGAACGTAGACTGTTAAATGCCATACGTGGGCAGGATCCTGCCAAATTCACTCGCGGCATACGCAAGATCGCCGAATCCAAAAGAACCAAGAGACCGTTAAATGAATCAGAGTAAACTACTAGAAGGTGGTAATGTGTTCAAGGGTGCAGACAAGCAGCCCCTGACGCAGCGCATTGCCACAGCAGATGTAGAAAGCACAGTGGACTACATCGAAAAGATCACTGGACTGGACTTTACCAAAGAGAAAGATCTAGACGACAAGAAGCCAGTGAAATGGCTGGGCACCACTGGACGCAAAGAAGATCCAGATGGCACCTTTGAACGCAACAGTTCGGGTGATCTAGATCTCAGCGTGGATGCCAATGAAGTAGACAAAAGAGCCTTTGCTGACAAGTTGATTGCACAGTTTGGCAAAGAGAACATCAAATTAAGCGGCGACAACGTGCATTGGAAGGTGCCTATCAGCGGTGACCCTTCCAATGGGTTCGTACAAGCAGACTTTATGTTCTCAGCTAATCCCAAGTTTCAACAGGGAAGTATGATTGGCGGTCAAGGCGAGTATCGTGGAGAACACCGTCATATTGTATTGAGCTCAATAGCCCGTGCTAAGGGAATGAAGTACAGTCCCAAGCATGGACTACTAAACGCCACTACAGATGAACTGCTACCTGACGGCAATGATTGGAACAACATTGCTAAACAGCTATTGGGGCAAACAGCCACGGTCAA